ATTTGGAGCAGCAGATGGTACATACCTCACTCCATTAGCAGTACAAAATTATTTAAGAGAAGCAGGAACTGCAACAATTTGTAGAGTTGGTGGTGTTGGTGGATATACCGAAACCGCTCCATTATTGATTAGTGCACTTAATTTAGGGCAAATCGATACATTAGTATCAGCATCTGCTCTTACAAATTATACTTCATCGACAGGAACAGATACGGGAACCGCATCTATTTATTTTGTAGGTGGTACATTCGCAACAAATCCATCGGCATCGGTAACAATTGCAGGTGGTGTAATTACGGCAATTACTATTTCTGAAAAAGGAAGTGGATTGACAGTAGCACCTACTTCAATATTTGTATCTCAATCGGTAACGGCAACACGTTATCAAGCAACTGGCTCATTTAATATCACATACGATGTATCTGGTTCAACTGCAGCAATTTTATTCAATACATCTACTGGTTCAAATGCGGGATTTGCATCGGCAACGCTAGCAGATAATGATGGACAAGGTGATTTTTATTTAGGTGGAGGATTAAACGTATCCGCATCTTTAAAATTAACTGATGTAAATGATGTTGAAGCAGTATTTGGAACATCTCCATTCGGTGCTAAACCAGCGTATGTAAATGGATATTTCAAAAATAGTGGTATAAACTTTGATTCACACGCATCTTGTTCTATAAATGTATTGGGTGACCAGGATTTTACTTTTGATGCGCAAGAGGCATTAACACCTACAATCAAATCTCAAACTATTTCTGGTGACAGATATGATTTATTCCGTTTTGAAACAATTGGTGCTGGAAATGCAGCAAATACAAAAGTTAAAATTGGTATCACTAATATTAAAGCAGCAGGTTCGGTAAGCGGTACTGATTATGGTACATTTACTGTAGTTGTGAGAGAGTTTGCTGATACAAATAAAAAGAAAGTAGTATTAGAAACTTATTCTAATGTAAATTTAGACCCAAATTCTCCTAATTATATCAGTAGAGTAATTGGTGATAGAAAATTAGAAATCAATTCAGAAGGTAAAATTACTGAAAGTGGTGATTGGGTAAATAACTCAAAATATGTTAGAGTTGCAAACTTAAACACATCGGCACCTGTACAAGCGGTTCCATTTGGACACGCAGCATATACTTTACCAGTATCCGCATCAGCAGCAATTGGTTCAAAAATACCTGCAGTATCATTCTTAACCTCATCAGTAGCACAATATGGTGGTATAGATTTGGATAACAATACTGATAACACAATCTACTTAAAGCCAATTCCGACAGGAGCAGGTGTAGGTTCTAACTCTGTATTTGGATTGGATGCATCAAATGGTGGTACATTATCAGTAGGTTCTTCTTTAGCACAATTCGTTGTAGCATTCCAAGAAGGATTTGATGGTATGAACCCAGCAACTGAAATTTTGACTGGAGCAGATATTTTGGCAGGTAATTCACAAGGATTTAACTTATCAACGGTAACTGCTAGTGGTTCAGTAGCATACGCTAAACATATCGCAGCATTATCAAATGTTGACGAGTTTGATATCAATATGGTAGTAACTCCTGGTGTTATTAGAAGATTACACCCATCAGTAGCAACTTCAGTATTGGATATGGTTGAGCAACGAAATGATTGTTTCTACATTTTAGATACAACTGCGTATAATGATTCAATTTCATTAGCAACCGCTCAAGCTTCGGCAATTGATTCAAATATGGTAGCAACTTACTATCCTTGGGTTAAAACTATTGATGTTAACACAAACAAACTAATCACAATACCACCATCAGTATTATTACCTGGAGTATTTGCAGCAAACGATAGAGTAGCAGCAGAATGGTTCGCACCAGCAGGTTTAAATAGAGGTGGTTTAGTAGGAGCAGTTAGTTTGTTGAACAGATTAACACAATCTGAAAAGGATGAACTATATGAAGGTAAAGTAAACCCAATCGTTCAGTTCCCTGGACAAGGTATCGTAGTATTCGGACAAAAAACATTGCAAGATAGACCATCTGCATTGGATAGAATTAACGTAAGAAGATTGTTGTTGACTGTTAGAAAGTATATTGCATCTTCATCTAGATATTTAGTGTTTGAACAAAATACTTCTGAAACTAGAAACCGATTCTTAAACATCGTTAATCCTTATTTGGATAGTATCCAACAAAGACAAGGACTTTACGCATTCAGAGTTGTAATGGATGATACTAACAACACACCTGATGTGATTGATAGAAACATATTAGCAGGAGCTATTTTCTTACAACCAACTAAAACTGCTGAATTCATTCAAATTGATTTCAACATTTTACCGACTGGAGCAAGTTTTAGCGGATAATTTTAAAAAACAATATTTATAAGTAATAAACATTAAATATATACACAAATGCCAGAAATATTAGAGTTTGACAAGATGTTCTACAGAAATTTTGAACCCAAATTGGGGAATAGATTTATTATGGAAATCAATGGTATTGAATCATACATCATCAAAACGGCAAGTAGACCAACATTTACTTCGGAAATAGTTGAATTAGACCATATCAACGTAAAGCGTAAGATAAAGGGAAAATCAACTTGGGATGATATCACTATCTCTCTTTATGACCCAATTGTTCCATCTGGAGCACAGCAAGTAATGGAGTGGGTTAGAAGTTCACACGAATCTCTAACAGGTAGAGATGGATATGCAGCTTTTTATAAGAAAGATATTAATTTCTTCTTATTAGGTCCAGTTGGTGATAAAGTTGAACAATGGACTCTTAAAGGAGCATTCATCACTTCAGCAAACTTTGGTGAATTAGATTGGGCTTCAAACGACCCACTATCGATAGAATTAACTTTAACTTATGATTACGCAATTCTTGAATATTAATCTCTAATTGTAAACTTTAAAATAATTTAATATGGGGTGTAGAAATACATCCCATTTTTTTGTTTTATATATACTTATAATTAAACAAAATGTTATTATTATGGAAGAAATTACCGAACAAGCAGTTAGCAGAGGATTAAATGCTAATCCTGTTTATCAACAACAAAAATCGTATCCATTCCCAACGGAAATTATTAGTTTACCATCAAAAGGATTAGTATATCCTGAAAATAGTCCATTAGCAAAAGGTGAGATTACGGTTAAACTGATGACAGCCAAAGAAGAAGATATTCTTACTTCTACAAACCTCATTCGTAAGGGTGTGGTAATTGATAAATTATTAGAATCTATAATCGTAGAACCTGGAGTAAGTCTTTCTGATTTGATAATTGGAGATAAGAATGCAATTCTAATAGCAACTAGAGTATTGGCGTACGGACCAGAATATAATGTTACGGTAACCGACCCAGCAGAAAACGAACCAGTTCAAACTAAAGTTGACATGAGTAAATTATCAATTAAAGAAGTTAATGAAAATTTACTTAACAGACAGAATGAGTATGAATTCACATTACCACAATCAAAAACATTAATTAAATTTAAATTATTGACGCATGGTGATGAAGTGGCAATCAATAAAGATATTGAAGCATTTGAAAAAACTTTAAAAGAAGGAAAAGAAGTTACCACACGTTTAAGAAGACTTATTTTAGAAGTGGATGGTAACAGAGATTTGGGGTTTATTAGTAATTACGTTGTAAATCAGTTGAGAGCAGCCGATTCTAGAGCATTAAGAAAATATATACAACAAATTACTCCAGATATAGATTTGAGTTTTGATTATGAATCACCGTTTACAGGAGAGAGGGAGGCTCTTCGTGTTCCAATAGGACTCGACTTTTTTTACCCTACCGAGTAATTATTCTGTAACTTTACATAAACAGATATTTTCATTAATTTATAACTCAAATGGCGGGTTTACTTGGCATGATGTATATTTCATGCCCACTAAATTAAGAGAATTTTATTGGAACGAATTACTTAATAGTAAGAACGCGGAAGCTAAATTGTATGAAAATGCGACTAAAAAAGCAGCATCTGCTCCTAGTAGAGCACGAAGAAAATAGTATTATGTATATTTATATGTAATTATTATAATTAATTATGGCAAAGAGTCGAAAACAAGAAGCAATAGATTCAGTTCAAGAAAGAAGTATAGGTACTTTTCAAGCAACCGTTGACAATTTTTCAAAAGTAGCAGAAAAATTAGCAGATTCTTTTGCCGGATTCGCAAAAACACAAGAGCTAGACCGAAAATCAAAGAAAAAAGTAGAAGGAGAAAAGAAAAAAGAGAGTGGCGAACAAAAAAAAGTACGCCAAGCTATGGATTCTGCCAATGACCTATTTGGTAGAAAAACCATGTCCGTAGCCGGAAAATTAATGGGTAAAGCAAATTTTGATGGATTCAAAAAAGGATTAGCTGGTATAAAGGGTGGTGGTGGAACAGGTGGTATGTTGGGTAAAGCCGCAGCAGGATTAGGTTCGGCTGGAGGTATGATATTAAGAGCAGCTGGACCAGCAGGAGCTGTAATTAGTGGTTTGAAAATGGCCTATGATTTTTGGAATAGTGGTGGATTGGCTAAATTGGTAGCTGGAGTAAAAATGGCTACAAATAAAGGCAGTATGATGGGTCCTGGTGGGGTAGCAGAAATGCAGAAAAATTTAGAAGGAACTGAAGAGTTTAGAAAAATTGATGCAAAATACACATATCAAAAACCATTAGAATTAAAACAAAATCTTACTAAAGACTATTTTGAGTGGGAGAAAGGCACTGAAATGGATATGCTTCAATATCAACAGTCTATAGTAAAAGATGAAATTGAATATGAATTAGGGTTAAGAAAAGATAAACTTCAATTTCAATTAGACCAAGAAAAAGAAGCATTAGATGCCGAATTAGAAAAAAGGAAAGCAATATCAGCCTCTGGTATATCATTTATACAAAAGTATGCAACCATTTCGGAAAGAGCATTAAAAGCAATCGGTTCTGGTACAAAACAAATACTAGAAGGAGTAGGTAAATTCACTGCTACATTTGGATTGGGAATTAAACAAAGTTTTCAACTATCTGAAAACGCGCAAGGTTTGGCGTATCATTTAAGTGGAAGTGATGAGGATGTCATGAATATGACAAAATTATTCAGTTTGATGGGTAAAACTTCAGCTGAAACGGCTCAAAATTTAATAGCCGGATTTGAATCATTTGCTAAAATAAATGATATAGCACCTCAAGTAATCTTCAATCAAATTAAAGAAGCGGGTGAAGATATATATAAATTCAGTAATGGTACTGCTGATAGTTTTGCAAAACAGGCAGTTTTATTAAGTAAAATGAGTGTATCAATGTCATCAATGATGAAGGCATCGGATACTATGGTATTAAACTATAAAGATAGTATTAAAGCGGAAATGAGTTTATCCGCAATGTTGGGTAAAAATGTAAATCTTTCTGAAGTAAGAGCTAAATTAATGGCAGGTGACCAAGCAGGAGGTGCAGCGGCTCTTAAATCTGCATTGGGTGGCATGGATATTGGTGCAATGAATCCATTTGCTAAACAACAATTATCACAGGCTACCGGAATGGATATATCTGCGTTAATGGCATTAATGGAAGGTAAAGAGGGAGAAGTTAGTGGGGAATTAAAAGCGGAAGCGGCTAAAGGAAAAGCATTTGCAGATGCGGCTCTTAAACAAGATATAGCAAATCAAGGAGCTAAATTAAAATTAGAACAAGAACAAAGAAAAAAGTTATTAGAGTTTGAGCAAAGACAGAGATTAGCAATGATGATGTTAGAACAGGCTCAAAAACTTGACCAAATAAAATTAGAAGCAGCTTACAGAGCAAAATGGGAATTTGAATATGCTCGAAGTGAAGAAAAAGCTACGCAAGCGGCAAATGCTTTAGCAGAAAGTGCAACTAATATCATTGCTAGCAGAGGAACTGGTGGTTCGATGCAAGACCAAATTTTAGCAGGATACGGTATTGATACATCATCAGCAGCATCTAGTCAATCGGCTCAAATAATGAAAACATTAAAAGAGCAGAACCAGATTACCGATGCCCAGTTATCAAAGTATATTTTAGATTTAGATACTAAATTATCTGAAATAGATGTAAAAGATAAAGCTGCAATTGAATCTACAATATTGTCTGCACAACAGGGTGCGTTTGGAAATGAAATAACTGCTTACAATTCAAAAATGGAGGCAGAAATTAAACGAATCGAACTTATAGCTACGGAATATGCCAAATTGGGGGGATATGCACCATCGGTGATGACGAAAACTGGCGCAACTGAAGAAGATATTGAGAAAGTAAAAGGGTTGGTGAATTTAACAGGACGGGGTAGAAAGGATGCTAAAGGAAGGATTGTTGGCCAAACAGGGGTAGTTGACGCTGCTAAAATTGAACAATTAAGACAGACAAATTTATTAGGTTATAAATCTACAATTGCAGCTACTGATAAAAATACAGAACAAACAATACAATTAGCTAGTAATGTTGCAACAAACGGACAATCTGACGTAGCAAACCAGGAGGAAATAAAGTTATCAATGAATGAGGGTAATGCTGCTACAATAGCTGGTAATGATAAGTTGTTTGCCCAAGCGTTAACTCAAGCGGAGTTGGATAAAAAACTACAAGAAACAGGAGCCGGTCAATTAAGTGAAGCCGAATTTAACTCCGCTTTACAAATAGAAACCGTTTCATTACTCGGATTGGCTACTCAAACATTGGTACAAATTGCCATAAACACACAAGGTATATTTGATGGTGAGCTTAATTTGAGTGGCAAAGCAATTACAACACAACTTCGTGACGAGGCCAGAAAATCTTATGCATTAGGTGGAAATGGTAGAAAGACCATTGGTGATTTCATATAATACATTTGAAAATTAATAATAAATCTGAATTAGAGATATTTATAGTAAATGTAGAACTATAGATGGCACAAATTAGAGACCTTTTCAAATCACAAAAAAAAGACCTTTATGGAAAATTAGGAGAAATCCGAATTGAAAGTAAAGGATTTGTTGATGTAGCCCGTAGTGCGGCATTATTAGCATCATCACCCAATAAAGTAGCAGATATAATTGGAAATCAAGTTGGAGGTGCTTTAGGTGGATTTGCAAACAGGCCAGATGATACTATATTCAGAAGTGAAGCTCCTTTTGCGAAACCATTAACACTCATTGCATTAACTCAAGCTCAATTAAGAAACGCAGTAGATGCTGATAGAGCATATTATGTAAAAGATACACCTGCACCCAATTCAATCATTAAGAGATTATTAGATGGACAATCTCCTGCATCAGCAGCAGCTCTTGTAGCACAACAAGGGTTGAATAAATTTGGTTCAGTAAAAGAATTAAAAAAATTAGCAACTCAATTAAAAAATGCAAATGCCACTCCAAATGGATTTGCTCCTGAATTTGGAAGAACCGAACTTGGAGGTAAACCAATGGGAACAACAAAGAAGTTTTCAGAGTATAAACAAGTTGTACAATTAGATGTAAGAGGTGAAAAACCCGCCACTAACATATTAGGTGATATTGTATCTTCCGTTACAACAACCCCGTATCCTGACCTAAAAAACAAAATATGGGATTTGGGTACAGACAAAATAAATAGAACCGAAAAATATGATTCACTTACCGATTTGCAAACGGATATATCATACTACAGAGATGCAAATCAAGTTTGGGTATTGTTTAGAAAAGAAGGAAATAAATCAACAGTACCATTTGTGGGTGCCGTAACAGGATTATCCGAAAATGTAAGTCCTGAATGGACAAATTTTAGATATTTAGGTTCACCATTTAAAGTAAACAGATATTTAGGAGTAGAACGTAATCTACAATTTACTTTAAAATTATATTATACAACCGTTAGAGAAAAGGATGTAATGATAAAAAAAGTAAATTATCTTAAATCATTAGCGTTTCCATACGAAGAAATTTCTGAAATGAAATATGGTAATGATACTCAAACATCACAATACGCATTTTCTCCAAATTTAATTTATTTAACAATTGGGGACATGTATAAAAATGTATATGGATACATAGAAAGTTTATCATTTGAAATAGATGATAATACCACCTGGCCATCTGGTGACCCTAACGGTAGTCAACTAGGAAGAAGTAGATTATTTGAATTTTTCAAACTAAATAATGATAATACATTATATCCATCTGTAATAGATGTACAAATTGGTATGAAAATTATTGAAAATCATAAAACTGTAACTCAAGGTGGTATTACTAAATACAAATATAATTTTGATGGGTTATCGTATGAAGATGATGGAATAACTCCAATTAAGGAATTTAATAAGGTTGGTTGGATGACTCAATCCGGAGCTGATAAATTAGCGGGTGTTGGTAAGTTTATTATAAACGAAACAAAAGAATAATGGCAAGTAGATATTTGTATTCCAAAACCCTATCAACCAACGATACTAAACGAAAGTATATAAGTAGTACTATCTATCCTAAAATAAAACCATCTGATAATGATTTTTATATTATTTCAGAAGCATCCGATAGATTAGATATACTAGCTTCTAAATATTTTGGAGATAAATCACTATGGTGGGTAATAGCAGTTGCAAACAATTTAAATGAAGCATCGTTTTTTATCAATCCAGGAACTCAATTAAGAATTCCAGGCAGTATATCTACCGTATTAAATGATTTAGAAAAAATAAATAAATAAAGTTATGGGATTTCCATTTTTGGCCCCTTTAAAACCGGGTATAGTAAAAAAATTAAGAGAAAGAGAAAATGATATTAGTTATGTAAATTCTCTATCACCATTTATAATGTTGAGTTCTGCTACTGTAGTAACAGATATTACAATACCGTATGAAGAAATAGTAAAAAATCAAGATTATGAAGGTGCGTTTCAAGGATGTGTGATTGCAAATACTACTGATATAAAAAACTTATATCAAACAGGTAAAACAATTATTGGATATGATTTAAACGGAAAACCAATAGAAGTTGTAGAAGAAAAAAATAGAAGAATATCTACTCCAATTATAACATCAATGGAGTTGGATACTGATGGTAATAATAATACATTAAAAACTGCACAACTTCAAATAAAAGTATTTAGTTTAAAGCAATTGGAAATGTTTGAATTGTTTTTTTTAAGACCTGCTATTAAAGTTGTAATAGAATGGGGGTGGAATACTGATATTAAAAACAAATCCAATAAATACATAATTGGTTCTAAATTATTTGCAAAAAAGAAATTTACGGATTATGTAGATGCCTATATGAAAATATTTTCTCATACGAATAATGCATATAGAGAGGCTAGATTGGCGTATTTAAAAACGATAGAGGAAACTAACTATGAGTATGATTATATGGCGGGAAATGTTACTAGTTACACATTTAGCCCCCAAGAAGATGGTACATACGATATAATGTTAGAAGTATCCGCAGGAAATGAATTACAATTATGGATGCCCGTAAAACAGGCAAAACCAGCAGCGAAAGGAAGTAAGCCTTCAAGTGACCCAAACGTAACAGGATTTCAATCTTGGGTTAAAAAAATCGCTGCGGATATGAATGAACCACCACTTGAAACAGTAATAACTGAAAAAGATGATAAGAATGAATTTTTTAACTGGGGGATTTTAAACGAAAAGCAGGAAGATACTAAATTTAGTAAAGACCAATATGTTTCATTTAGATTGATAATGAAAATATTAAATAATATTCAGGTATATAAACAATCTGAAAAAATTTTAGATTCGGCGTACACATTGGATGGTAGAGATATTATACCAGTAAATTCATCACCACATATCATATCAACTACAAAAGATTTTATACTACCAGGACAATTACCATCTATAAAAGTAGTAACTGATGCTAATTTAAAAGAACAAATAATAATTGATAGTGGTAGTTTGGTAGATGCTCCGATAAATGGATATAGTTTTAATATTTCAAATGGAAAACAAAATACAAATATAACATTAACGAGTAAATCTAACACATCTGAAACTGTTTCATTATCATCTATAAGTGGGAATCTTTTAAATGTATTTATTAAGTGGTCCACATTTGTACAATTTTATTCACAAGCATACGCTCAAGCTGATATTGTAAATGCTTTAACGGGTTTGATTAATGATAATATGTTTGGGTTATGTGAATTAGAAATTGGCAAACCCGATGATAATCCAAACGCTTCTTCAACTAATACTATAATTGATAGAAAATTAAAAACATCGGTATCAACATCGACATCAACATCATCTGATGAAAAATATAGATTCAAAATAGGTGCAAAGGGTTCTATCGTAAAAGAATTTACATTTGATATGGCATTAGATGTTTTAGCTCAATCACAAGCATTGTATTCAACGCAACTTGCAATAGATAATATTCAAAAGGATAAAACTGAAGATACAGAAACAAACGCAAGTAGAACATATAAAGATGCTATTAATTACAGAACACCAAACGCCGATGGATACTATTCAATAAATGCTCTTGAAATTAAATTGGTAAAAGATTCTGACGATTGGAATAAAACTCTAACTTCTGGAGGAACTGTAGAAGATATTACCAAAAAAAACGATGGGCAAAATGAAATAAAAAATATGAATGAAGTTTTGAGTCAAAATTTTGTTAAATTTAAATCAAATAAAGATAGTAAAACTTCTGCTAATAATTTAATTTATACTGATAAAAGTTTAATACAATCTACAATCGGAAAGACGCCAAAAGGAACCACTGCTCTAACATTTTTAGAAATAACTCTAGCAATAGATGGAATTGCTGGATTGAGTTCTGGAGAATATTTCCTTATAGATGGAGTTCCTGAAATATACAACAGAAATGGGTATTTTCAAATTATGAATGTAAAACATGGATTAGATGAAAATGGTTGGAAAACTACAATTGTCGCATCTTATAGAATTGAAGTTAAAGAAGAAGATTAATATGTATAAAGATTTAGTTAAAAATAATACTTTCTACTCACTATCCATTCCTAGTACTATTGTACCATCTCCAACCGAAGATGATTATTCTATTGGGAGTATAGATAGATATTTTACACAAAAAGCAAACGATGTAAACGGATTTGTTTATGAAATTTCGTTAAATACATTTCAAAAATTAAATGAAAATCCAAATTGGAATGTTGAAATCGTTAGATGGAGAATATCAGGACCATTAAATGCAGTTTATAATGAAAAAGGTGATATTACCGATAAGGGAATCATTGATTCAAATAAAGCATCTTTGTTCATTGCATCTACTACATTAAAAAATATAGGATTGTATTTGCCAAATGTAACACAATTTTACAAATCATAAAATTATTTAAAAACTTGGAAATAAAAAATAAAAATATTATATTTACCTAAAGAACAAATTAATAGTTATGAGCAAATACAAACACTTATCAGTTGAAGAACAACAACAACTTTTATTCGATTGGAGATATAGAGGATTTACTACAATTGAATTATTAACCGATGTGGAAGTAGACGAAATAAACGAAGAATTAAATCGTTTAAGACTACAAAGAAACGCAGCAGAACCTGAAAAATGGCAGGAATTTGAACCATTTATGCACCCACATAAAATATCCCCAAAATTAGAAAAATTATTTGCTCATCCAAAGTTGATTGAGGCATCTGAATTTTTAAT